CCATTGGAAAAGATAGGCTCCGCACTGGCGCAAACCAGAATATCCTTCAGGTTCGACCATTTGTCGTCCGGTTCAAAAATAATCCCGCCGATAGTCCAGCCGTTTGTATCGCAAAGATTCGCCAGCGACACGAAATAGGAAAGCGCGATGCCCTCGACCGGCATGCCGATGCCGAAAACCCGCTTGCCGTTTTGGTGCCTGCCGTAGATATAGGCAATTGCATGAAGCGCCGGGTTATCGCTATATTCCCAAGTCGTTTCGTCATCGATCCGGTGCGTTCCAGATCCACCCGTAAAAGTGCTATCTAGTCGAGGATCATAAACCTTGACGCCCTCGGCAACAATGCCAAAGCGCGGAACGCCGCTCGCAAATTTCTTGCCCTTTTTGTCGAATTTCAGATTCCACAAAACAGCGGCATAGCCAGACAGCTTATGGCTGGCCGACCATTTCGTCATGCCTGAAAAGTTAGGCGTCAGCGCGCCGCTCTCTGGCGTTGCACCGAGTTGCGTATCGGAATACATGAACCCGGAGAAATATCCGGTTGCCGCCCCTGCCGAAAATGTTACCGGCGCATAGTCAACCTGAAGCGATTCAATGGACTCAATCGGGCCGGAGCCAGAATAAACCGTAACCGTGCCGCGATAGGGATTGTCAACCTTATCAACCGTTCCGCCGTAACCGACATCGTGCCGGATCACCCCACCCGCATAGGTCCGGCCCATTAGATACGGCTGCGGGGCATCCGAGCCGATCAGGATATTGGACGGATTCCCCCTGGCGGGCGGTTTTCGGGTTAGCAGGACAGAACCAGTCGAAGCAACAGCGGCCACAACCGAAGCGATGGTTGCAACGGTTGTAAGTGTTGCCGCAGACATACCTAAAAACAGCCCGTCGCCAGCTAGCAAAGCGCCGCCCGAAGCAGCAATGGCAACCACGCCCGCAACGATAGCCACAACCTTCAGAACCTTAGCCACGCCATGCACCTATAAATTCTTTGACATCCATAATCGCCAGCCCCTCAACATCTTCATGCCAGCCCATGACCTTCGACCAGCCCATTCCAAGAGATATGACGACCGCGCCCATGCCGCTGTCGTCCTGCATCACGGCAACGTCACCCATCCGCATTTGCGCCGGGGCTATCCGCTCAAGAAACTGGTCGAGCATGGCGGCTGTATCCTGCCATCCGTTGTTCTTAAGTTCCCGTTTCGCGCTCAGAAGCGACTTGACGCGGGGCATATTCGGCAGCTTGTGACCCATCTTGCGGAGGTGGAACCGGGCCATATGAACGCACGTTGTTTCCCGCTCCCAAGACATCGCCCGATGTTCGTATTTTGCCTTTGTGGCCTCGGTCGCCTTAAGCCTCCGCACCGCATCCGGGCGCTTCCTGTTTCTGGTCATCGCAGATCGGTCCTGATGCGCGGTTCAGTCCTGCGACCACCGCCGCTAGACGACCCCCGCGACGGCATTTCTGTGCCCCAATAAACGCCGACTTCAAGATCGATGGCGTTGTCCATGCCAAGCTCCCCCGTCCAGATCGTCTTGTGGAAACGCGGCGACATACTGTTCGCCTCTTGCCGAAGCAAAAGCCGTTCCGCGTTCGATATGATGTCAAATTCAACTTCACGGGAATCTCTCGATGTAGACAGCAAAGGGCGGTCGACAATGCCGTCGAACATCAGGTCTGGCGTTCCGGTTACCAGTCCGGTGTCGATGTCATATTCAGCAATCCAGAACCGCGCCCGTGCGCCCTGCTGGTCGCTGGAAACCAAGTCCGCGACCGCTGCGGCACTGTTCGGAGCAAAGACCACCTTCAGGATAGGCAGATTGTCGCCTATCCCATCCGTTATCGATTCAATGCCGGTTATGGTGCCGTAATCAGCGTGGCTGCTCGTATAGCCCTCGCTATCATATGTGAAGAAAGCGCCGTCGCACAACCTTATGTCCCCGCCCGGCAACTCAATTTTCATGAGGCCGGTGAGAGCGACCATCAGCCGAACTCTTCTATGGTGAATTGAATGCCGGTGTGCAGGTCGTCGGATATGCCCCACGCCTGTTCGCTGCCATCAACAAAGCCTTCGATCTTTGGCTTGTCTAAAACAATGACAGCATTGTCAGAAAATGCCGTCCGCAGTGCGGGAAAGATTGTTGCGGCCAGATCGCCAGTGGCGTCAGCAACCGCCGTCGCGGTGATTTGGTGTAGATAATACCGCCCGCCCTCAATAATATTCAGCCAGTAGCCTTCTTTCGCCGTATAGCCCGCCAGCAATCCCTTAATGTTCAAAGTTGTGCCGGATTGCCCCGCGCCGTCAACCAAGGGAGTCCCCGGCGTCCCCTGTGATTGCCCAAGCAGCGGGATTGCAATTCTAGCGCCCTCCTGCTTGGCGCGAATAAGCCGTGAAACCATTGCGCGACCATCAACCAGCGGCGGCAATGTAATATCAAACCGGAACTTTCCGCCCGGCCTATCAATGCGGGTAACTTCCGCGCCGGTATAGGGCCGCTGATAAGAGCCGAAATCAATGAACGTCGGCGCTATCGCAGCCGGGACAATATCCAGGTCAATCATGCCAGCGACCTACTCTGTGAACGCGCCAGCGACTGAAGCGCCCCTGTCTTGCCCATATTCCCGCCAGCAACCGCCGAGACAGCGCCTATCTGGTTCATCTGGTTAAGAAGGTCTTGTGTCATGACAGCGCCCCTTAGATCGAAGTGCAGGGACTGTCCGCCGCCGCCACCGAGCCGGTGATTTGGCACAACCTGCGAACCGCGTGGAAGATTGACCATTTCCGGCCCGTATTCACCGACCATCGCCAAACCGCCTGCGGAATAACCCGTTCCGGTTGCATGGCCTGGTGCATTGATGCTGGTCTGTATTTTCTTGCCAAACGCGCCGATTGACCCAAGCTGCAAACCAAGGTTGACGAACGCGCCGAATATATCGAGAAAGCCGCCACCCTGTATTGCGCTGGCCATTTGGTTGACCGACGCCACCGTATCATTCGCCATGTCCTGAAACGATTTAGTGATTATGACGTTCTGAGCCTTTAGCTTTTCCGCGCTGAATCCGTTTTTCGCAATCAATGCGTCAAGCTGTTTGGTTACATCATCCTCTTCCAGCGCGTTCGTTAGCGGGCTATTTTCCCACCGCTTGCGGACTTGGTCGAGCTGGTCATAATATGTTGCCTGCGCCTCAAGCTGCCTGACTTGCTGCTTGAGAATTTCCAGTTTGCCCGCCTCAAGTTTCGGGAACTTGTCGGCAATATCCCACATTCTTTCGAGTGTTTCGGCGGCGATGCCCTGCTCTGTTTCGCGCAGTTCCGTGACTTCAAGAAGCCGCGTGTTGGCAAGTAGTTGCTTTTCATATTCTTGGGTTATTTTCTGTTCTTCAGAAAGCCCGCCACTTCTCGAACTACCGCCAGAACCCCCACCGCGACGCCCTCCGCCTCCCGTTTTGATTGGCGCAATTTTGGGCCGCGTAGAATTTTGGACTTGAGAAACAACATCAGACCAGATACCGGGACCAGCGCCAAAGCCTTTAGTCAACGTGGTCTCGCCGCCACGCTTCAACTTACCCATCAATGCAGCTTCAGCCGCACTAGTCGAAAGAAACGCGCCAATCTGGAGATTACGCAACATTTCCATATAAGTGGCGGTTTCATCGCTTAGATATTGAATATCCGTGACGACGCCAGCGGCCCATATTGTGAACCGCTTTCCTGTATCTGCTGTAAATTTTTCAACAGCCTCGTTTGCGTCCGCCAGTTGGTTCGCGGAAAAGTCGTCAATGACAACGCCGGAATCTATAACCGCCTGCTCAAGTTCCCCGAATCCGTCCGCGCCTTTAAGCAATGCGGGCGCAAGTTCAACGCCTAGCTTTTGGCCGAATATATCAACCGCTGCGGAAGTGAATTGTGCTTTAGTGGCGAACCCTTTTGAACTGGCTGCAATTGCATCAATCAAACCGTCTGTCGTGGTGATTTCACCTGATAGGATGCGGGCCTGTATGCCCATCTGCTCAAGCGCCTTGGTGGCTTCATCCTGAACGCCGCGCTGAACGTCACCGAGCGTACCGTTAAGCCGTGCAAGAGCCTTATCGAACTTTGCCGCATCAACTTCGGCTATACGAAAGACCTCTTTCAAGGTCTGGAATCGTTCGACGCTAATGTTTGCGCGTTCGGCTGCCGTCACAAGATCGTCGCCGGTTTGCAGCGCAGTCATGCCGAGACGGTAAAGGCCCTCAATCCCAAAGCCGATTGCAGCGCCAGCGATGACGCCGCCGAGCTTCCCGAAGCTCTTATTGATGCCGCCGACGCCCTTCTCAATACGCCTGCCGCTGGCCGTGGTATTGCGCTCAAACCGCTTGAAGTCGTTGTCGGCCTTCTTGAGTGACGCCTCTAGCTTGGTCAGCCGTGCATCCACGTCTATGACAATGCCGCCGATCTTGGTTGTCATAGCTATTCCTTAACGCTGCTGCGGAGCCGGTGGCGCAATTCATTATCGATTTGGGCTTGGGTTTTCGGGCGCTGTAATTTCACGCCCATACGCATATCTGCGCGGTCATCGCCGAACGGGAATAAGGCGTCATAGATACGCCATTCGCGCATCTGATAAGCGGGGAGAGAATCGATATAGTCCAGCGTCCAGCCCGTCGCCAATGCGAGCTTGAACCGGAACCAATACCCTTCCCGCTTATTTAGTTTTTTTCCGTTACCTTCGCATCGGGATAGCTGATATTGATGATATCCATCAGCACCGCCTTCAGGACGCCCGACTTGATGCCGGTCAAATCCTTAACCTCGAAAACAGGCTTGCCATTGTCGACAATGCAGGCAGCGCAAATCGGGATCGCGTTTTTCACAAACCCTTTGAAGCCGTCCTCAGAATAGAGAATTTCCTCGGCTGCGGTAAGGCCGCGAATATCGACTTCCCGACCGGCGAAATCACTCTTGCCGGTCGGGATGGCCGCAGCAGCTATAAGGTCGCTTTTCAGACTCATGTCAGCGTGATCGCGCCGCTAATCTGGAACGTAATCGAACCACGGACAATGTCATCATCACCAACCTGGCCGGGGTCGAAGTCCGTGACAACTGCTTGGAAGTCCTCAATATCGCCACCGGAATATTCGACCTGAACATTCTTCAAAATGCGGCCAACAATTGCGGCTTTGGCCAAGACCTGACCGGCATCATCACGAACGACCTTAATATCCATTGTGATAGGCTTGCCGGTTGGACGCCCCGGCAAGAAAGTGCCGTAAGTCGATGCAAGGTCGGTGTCATTGATTGCATTGGCAGCAAGGCCGCCGCCGCTGGAACCAGTAACCTCGCCCAATACGCTGAACGTGTCCGTTCCCGCCGAGACAGTGGCGGCATCGCCTGCACCGATACGAAAAATCGTGCCTAATGTTTCTTCACTCATGTCTATGTTTCCTTATAGCTAATTCGGTATTGCTGAATTATCCGGTGCAGATTTGAGCCTTCATCAAAACCGCTGTCGAATTGGTCATCAAAACGTGAGGCGGGGATTGAAAGCCCGCCCCATGTCTGGTTTAATTTGTAATCAAGTGACGCCCTGACCGCTGCCGCGATTGCAACCGCGTTGCCTTTGGTCGCTGCATAAACGTCAATTTGCTGCAACGTGCGAAAATGGTCGGTCACGCTTGCCAAATCACGAACCGCGCCGCTGTCGATCTGGTTGTATAAAACGAGCGGATAGGTTGCGCCTTCAGGACCAGCGCCGGGATATATCCGCGTTCCGACAAGTGCAGACACGCCAGCATCAGCCGACAATCTGGCGTAGATCGCTGCCCCTATCATTTCAGCTTCGCAAGCTGCCGTTCGAGATTGCGGCTGGCGGCCTTTGACCAGATAGCCTCAACCTCTTTAGCATTCATTGATTCTTGCGCTGGCCTTAGAAATGGCTGCGGCGACATACGCCCGCGCCGTGCGCCGCCCTCGGTGAATCGTTCCGCCGTGCCAAATTCAAATAAGTGGGTAAGGCTGGAAAATGGCTTACGGACACCAACCAGAAACCGCCACTTATTGCCAACCCGCGTTCCGTTGAAATGGGCTTGAATAACTTTCAGGCCCTTCCGCATTGTCTCGTTAGTTGTCGCGGCCTGTGCGCGCTTCTTGACCTGATTGGCAACGGCACGGTTGCCGGACGCCAAGACGTTCTTTTGCATCTTTTCTGGTAGGCTATCGAGCTTGCGCTGGATTTCGTCCAGTCCGAGAATTTTGACGGTCATGCGCTTGCCCCCATTCTCTCGCAAACCAGATTGAGCCGATTATTCCGGCCAACCTCTTTTATGCCTTTGATTTCAAAACGGTTGGTCTTGTAGACGACCACCATTGCTTGCGTGATGTCGGTGCGATAGCGGACTTGAAAGATAACCTGTTCAAGTGGCTGGTCAGAACCCGCGTTAAAAACTTCGCTTGGCCGCTGCTCCATCAGGAATGCCCAAACGGTCGCCAGTGTGGTTTCAGTCGGTATAGGTTCGCCATAGGCATCCTGCGCCAACGTCGATGATTTAATGACAATGCGCCGGTCGAGCTTTCCCGCTTTCATGCAATCCACCGATTGGTGTATTTGTCGAGTAGCGCGTCAACCGCCAGCGGCAACTCAGTGCCGGGTTGCGCCGCTACCGCCTCGCGGTTTTCATAATAGTGACCGACCAGCAGCAAGATTGCGCTATTCAATTCGTCAATATCATTGGCAGTTGTGGTATATGTCAGCGTTATGCCCGCAGGGTTGCCCAGAGAAGGCCAATTTAAGCCATAATTCGGATATATCTTATCATCCACCACCCGGAAGGTCGTGAACGTCTGAGAAGCGCCCACAGTGTCCAGGTATTCTATAGTCGTCACCGTATTGACCGGCTTCAATGGCGGGTCGATATAGTCGCCAAATTCCGTATATTCCTGCACAACCGAACGCGCAGATAAAGCTAGGCCGGTGCGCGCCTCGACAATGCCGGTTGCGGCGTCAAGATACTGCTGCAAAATCGTATCGGATGCGGTGTCATCGATCCGGCAATGTTCTTTAGCGAGCGCCAGCGTGACCACTATCTAGCGGCCTTTTCAGTCTTGCCGCGCTTTACCGCTTTTTCGACCTTGGCCGTGCGGATATATTCAGCGTTTCCAGCGTCAACATGGCGCTGCGCTTCGTCAACCGAACATTCGTATTCATCGCCTGAACTAAAAGCGCCATCAGCGCCAGACAGGCTTGTCAATAGCTTGATTTTCATACCATGCCCTTCAGCAAAAGGAACGGGCGGGACCGTGAAGCCCCGCCCGCGTCTATTAGGCGGTGATCAGGTGCTTGACGGCAGCGGTGTCGCCAAGTTCACCGTCAACGCGGATGTAACCAGCAACGCC